TGTGAGCTTGTTGTAAGAGCTGTAGCAAGATCATCATAACAAGTGATAACCACAGAAGGATCGGCTGAATGATCGTGTGCTGGATTAGATTTAACTCTAAGCATTTGACCTTCACCATTTACATCATTTACCCAAAGATAACCATCTGCATATTGATTTAGTGTTAAATCAGTTCCACCTGTTTCTACAGAAATAGCAGTTTCACCTGCTGCAACTGCTGCTGTTGCTGTCATATTAGTATGATCAGAAACAATAGCTTTGTGTTGTAAAAGTTTACCTGCTGTTACTGCAGTTCCACCTATTTCTACATAACGATAAACATTGTTACCATAAACAAGTGTAGTTCCCAATGGAAACAATTGTGTTGCACTTTCTGAGTAAGGGTCAACAGTACCATATTGGCTACCGCCTTTACCTACTATTAAATCTGCTGGTCCATAACCTGTTGCAGCAGCATATTGAATATGCCCACCACTATCAGTATAGACATTACCATCAGAGTTAATTACTAATCCGTCAGTAATTGCACCTGTTGTTGAATTTTTATCAATGGTTTTAAAACCACCTTCGGACCTTACTGGTCCATTAAATGTTGTGTTAGCCATAATTTCCTCCTAAAGGAAAACATCTATCATCTTGGCAAGTCTGCTAGGGCAGTTGATAGACAAATTAAAAAATCCCTAGAATAAAAAAAAAGGGGGAACAAAAGCTCCCCCTTTAAAGTCCTTACGAACTACCTGGTGATCCAAAGATACCAAGCGGATCAGATACTCCAAAGGAATATCTTTCTCTAGCTTTGTATCTAACATTACCAGTTTCAAAGTCACCATCCATTGAGGTGGTCATTGGTGCTCTGACAAAATGCTTCATGCCATCTGGAACATCAGTAGTAATAAAGAAAGCATTAGTATCAGTTAAATAATGATTAACTGAATAGCCTTCTGGAATTACTCCATTAGTTTTAATAGCATTGATGTCATTGTCAGCAGTACCGACTCTATAGTCACTTTGTAAAAGTCTAGTAGCTACGAACTGAAGATCAGAAGGTACTATTAGCTTTTTAGGTCTAGCTGCAATTTTAAGACCTCTTTCATCAGTATATTTACCGATTTGAATGATCGCATCTTCTAAAGATGTTTCATTTAAATCAGCTCCTGAAGAAGGTCTATTGCTGTTAGTTCCACCGCTTACAAGTGGGTGAGCTGTGCTGAATAATGCAACACCATCACCTGAAGAGAAAGTAGTTGAGAATCCATTATTTAATGGAAACGCTGCTTTAACTTGTTTTGTATAAGCCATTGCACGAGCTAGTGCTTTGGTATATCTAGCTGATAAAGAAACATAAAGGTTATCCTCCATTGCTTCTTCGGTCACTGAATATCCCATAGCGATAGTTTCGTGTGTGTAACGAGCCACAAAAGATTCTTGAGCAACATCATAACTGATAGTTGATCCTTCATCTTTTACTGGTGCTGCACCGAAGCCAGATAGTTTCAGTTCTTCCTCAAATGATCTTTCGGAATTTTCTGTAACATAAATTTCTTCATGCTCGTTTTCGTAGTTACCATACTCCTCACCAAACAAGGCGTTAAGTCCAGGTAATAGTTGCTTGAGCTCATTAGCTCTTGATATAGCTGCCATTTATATACCCCTTAGCCTATGCCAGTTGTGTTGAGCAGTTGATGCCCTACGTTAAACATTACTAATACATCAGTAAATTCGTCACCAACTTCACTATCAGGACCATCGACAAAGTCGATAATCTTTAATGGTAGTGTGTTAGTGGTAGCTGCTGTATTCCCATCGACTGCGTTTTTGCTATTTCCAATAGTTGTACTTCCTGCAGTTTGCACGATAGCACAATTCTTGCCCAAGTCATCTTGACCAAGAGTTTCATCGCCTTGCATTTGCATGACAATAAAAGGATCAGTAGCAACATACGCAACAATATCATCCGCAGCAGTTGATGCTGGGTAATATTGATTTGGTGTGAATTGACCTGTGGTAGGATCAGTGTAAGCACAACCAAGGAAAACACCAATAGGTGTTAAAGATGTAGTACCAGTATCTTTTTGGATAGTGGTATTTGGATTATCATCGCCAAACTTTACAATATCGCCATAGAATATAGAAGTTCCATATGCATTTTTGATTTTGTAATGAGTAACTTTTCCTTGATAAGGACTTCCAACAATAGTACCAATAGGTCTGCTCCCATAGGGAGTTGCTGTTGTAGACATAATTGTCTCCTTATTAAAATTAAATTAAAAAAAGATTCTAGGAATCTTTCCCAAAAGTTGTTTTCGATTTGCGTTCAAACACTTGTTTGGTCGCCATTCGATTATCTTGGTCTTTAAAATAAGTATTATCAACAGATTCCACTTGAGATGAAGCTAAGTCAGCAAAGTGTTTATCCCTTGCTTCTGCTCTCTCTTTAGGCATCTTACATAATAATTGTCCACCTATTTCAATATGACCTTTTTTTGCCCATTCTGAGTTATGATCCATCATATGTATTTGAAGCTCTGGATGATCTTCAAGTCGGACTGGTTGCCACCCTTCTCTCATTCTTCTAGAAACATTTGGATTGTCAGTTTGCCCTAAAAGAGCAGTCCTTACCCATCTAAATACCCATCCGTCTTGCGGATCAGGTTCTGGAAGATTACCTACACTATCCCAACTCATTGGTCTTGAATCGATTTCTCGACTTTCTACACTCCTTGGAGTACGCACTTGTTCGTTATCATTAGTTTCAGGAGAGTCAGTTTTAACTTCTTCTGATTGATTTTTAGTTTCTTCTGACATATTAAATCTCCTTTAATAATTGATTTGCGTATTGCTCAGGACTAATTCCAAGTTGTCGTGCTAAACGAACTTGGGTCTGAGTCAAACGTATTTGCGAGGGTTTTTTATTTCCGCTATCCCTAGTGGCGGATGCAACAACTGTTGAAGGTTGTCGTTTTGGTGTTTCTGTTTCATGGACTACTTCTGCAGTCTCTTCTACTTGAACACCAAAGAAACTTGGATATTCATTACGCATATGTTTATCTACTTCTGCATAATATTTTTGTGCATCTTGTTCAGGAAGTATTCCCTGATTACGAAGTCTTTGATCAATGGTTAAAGCATATGAACTCATTTCTTGATGTTCAGGTACTGTGCTCATAAACCAAGGATTTTTGCTTGACCATGCTTTCATGTCAGGGTCTAGCTCTTGTGTTTGTTGTACTGGTTGTTCTGCAGGTAATTTTTTTGTTATTTCTGCTTGAACATTTTGTGCCATATTCATTGACTGTTGTTCTGCAAGAGTAGCTTTAGCTATCATTTCTTGTGCTTTAGTCATAGCATCAGCATCGCCTTCTTCATAGGCTTTCTTAAATTCTACTTGAGCATTTTGTTTTGCCCATAAAGCATTGTTATGTGCTTGTTTATTTAAGACTTCTCCGCCTTGATCAACCATAGCTTGTAATTTTTGGTTTTCAGACATCATTGTTTGTAGTCTTTGAACAGCTTCTTTTGATTCTCTTGTTGCTGCTTCTTTAGCTCTGCGTTCTTCGTGATATTCGTATTTAATTTTAGCTATACGATCTGCAGCTCTTTTGCTGTAATCTGCTATTTCTTTGTCTACTACATCATCATCAACTTCAACTGGTGTATCTTCTGCTCTAGGTTTTTTACCTTGATCTTCTACAGGAGTGTCATCAACAATAGTAACTTCTAGATCATCTGGTATTGTGCGATCTATTTCAGTTTGTTTGCCAAAGAATTGATCTTCTTTTGTTTGAACTACTGGTTCATCAAAGTTAGGCTCTTCATTAATTATTTCTGTTTTACTCATGCTCTTACTACTCCTGTTGGATCATCGACCACTGCTTCTACAGTGTCATCATTAATTAAACGAAATTCTTGTCCATACATTTTCATGCGAGTTCCTGAGTAAGCTCTAAAAACAACCCAATCACCTTCTTTACACCAAGGTCCATTTGGAAACCTTTTGCTGTCGTTGTAACATTCAGTACCTAGTTTTAAAACATATCCACAAATATTACTTACTTCTTCATCTCTAAGAGTTGTAGTTGCTTTAATAATACCGCCATCAGTTTTTTCGTCTACTCTAGGCATAGCTATAAGAATCTTCCAACCTTTTGGTTCAGGTAGTTGGCTTTTTATTTCTTCTTCTACGATAGGAGTTTCAACGCTTTCTGGTTCTGGAATGTTGACTTGTTCTTTTTTACTCATATTTTATGCACGACTTTAGGAGTCGAGTTCCTATTGTTTGAGAACCCTTTCGATATAATCTAGTAGTTCTCGTTCTGCAAGGGCAATACCCTCGATAATACCAACCATTTTTTGATAGTCAGGAAAGTCTTTACAAGCTCCTGTAGCAATATGATCAGCGTGTTCATTCATCATATCACGATACTTCAACTTCAGATGTTCTGATAGTGATAGCTCCATGATTTCATTTGACATACTAATCGCTATCTTTTAGTAATTCCTTTGTAATGTCAATACCTGTTTTAAAATCTTTTACAGCATCTTTTTCTTTGTCTGCTTCAAGTGATAGCAGATCACTAGCAACTTGCTGTCCTATTTTAGCACCAGCTATTTCTTGTTCTTGCTTGAGTCTTG